GGAAGGTGAGTGATGGCTATCATTAAACAACATCTTCCGAATTACGTCTCTATTGACCCCAAAGAAGCGGAGTTCGAAACGCTTGAAGACCTAATGAATGTGGGGTTCATTAAACAATGGACTGACAAACGCTGGGGAAACGCATTTCATCGTTTCAGCACCAGTTATGATCCTTGGTATGCGGAACATGGTTACGATGATTTTGTAACATTAATGGCTGAGCTGGATGGCGGAAAGCAGTGGTATGTCATAGGTTACATTTATGGGTTATCGCCAGAAGAAATTGGGCTTCCTAAATGGAAAAGAGCGAAAGGGAGTGAGTGATGGATATTGTTGAACGGTTGCGAAATAACAAAGGTGGAGAATCTTATACTTGGCAAACAATTAGTGAAGCCGCCAATGAAATTGAACGGCTGCGGGAAGAGAACAAGCAATATCTTGAATGCTTAACCATGATGGCAAAGGTGGCACTGGAAGCACTTAAACCAAAGGATGAAGATTGATGGATCATAAAAACGAAACCACGTTTGAATGGATGAACACTCAAAAAGATTGGCACCCTGATGAGGATTTGTATACCGTTGTCTGTTTAAAAAATGGAAAATCCGAATGTTGTTTAACGGGAGATTTTAATACAGCATGGGATTATGCGGAAAGAAATAAAGATACTCTTTTGTATTTTTACAAAATGTTCGCAGAACCAAAAACAATGACGGATAGTGATTGACCATTTCTACATGGCTAACAATTCTCTTGTCATCAAACTGAACAAAGTTCTAAATACCATACGCAAACTGATTATCCTTGGAGTGTAAAATGCCGTTTACTGCCGACACCCTTTCAGTTGAGTTTTTGTATGGGATGTTCCCATCCGTTTCGTTCACGACCTACACAATTGATACAGGAGATAAAGAAATGTCTTGGAATTACCGCGTTGTTTACGACCCAATCGTATCTGTATTAGATGACATTGGTGAATATGCTATCCGTGAAGTGTTTTATAATGATGATGGCGAGATTGCGTTCTGGAGTGGCGAGGCTGCCGTTCCTAATGCTGATTCGTATGAAGAGCTTCAGGCTGAGTTAGCTTTGTTTCAGGCGGCATTTGATTTGCCTTGCCTTATGTCTGTGATTGACGAAGACACTCACGATGAGACCCTTGTCGAGTGGGTTGAAGACACTGACGAAGACGTTGACATCGTTGATAACGACGAATAATAGAGGCAAACCCCAGTATGTTCCTGCATTGCACACTGCTGGGGGACCACATTCTACTTGCGGTACATCCGTAAGCGCACCTTTGGTTTAGGCCAAAGGGGAACTAGTTCGTCTGGGGAGACAATCAAAGTGTAGCGCAGCTTGGTAGCGCATCTGGTTTGGGACCAGAGGGCAGTAGGTTCAAATCCTACCACTTTGACCATCTATTCGAAGAGGCTGCTCAGACGGCGGATGGGCACCGGACTGTAAATCCGGCACATAGAAACGGAGTTGGTTCGAATCCAACCCTCTTCACCATAGGTTGGCCTTGTCTGGTTTGTGTTCTGGCTTGGTTGTGCGGCTGATTGTCCGTTTGCTGTAAATACAATGCTGCTATGTTGTACGGGGGCATGGCTTAAGACAATGGATGTGCATGAGTGTGTGCTAACCATAGCCCGTACCCCTTTTACATAATGTACTGCCCACGAAACACCGGACGACCGCGAATCATCTCGCATAGTTCTGGCGGCATCAAGTTCCCATCCTCATCAAAGCTAATGACAACAAAGCCCATCTGAGAGCGGCTAGGCGAGCCTTCAGCGTACTGGAATTGTGGACCAAAGGGATCGGCCAGCGTGCCAGTCTCAATTCCCCACCGCGAGCCGTTTCTGTCACGCATAGCCGTCATCTGGAGCTGGTGCGTATGTCCTGTAACCATGCTAATCCCTCCGTGGAGAGCGTTGTTCCACCCCGCATGGATACCGCCACGGAACCGGTGTCTGATCTCGACGGTGTTGTTGAGTTCGAATGCCCACGCAATTTCCCAATCGGTGAAATGCTCTTGGAGGGACAGGATATATCCGTCGAGTTCGTTGGCGTTGGAGGCAACGTAGTTATCGATTCGGACGTCGTGGTTTCCCATTGTCCAGAGACGGTGTTTGGTCTTGGGCAACATTTTAAGCCATTTCTTGGCAGTCTCGATTTCCTTTTCAATTTTTGGCGCTTTGCTGCCGCGTATTGACGGGTGGCGTGAAATCCTAGCGCCATCGATAACGTCTCCATTCAGAATGATACCATCTGGCTTGAGAGACTTGCATACTTTTACGAAGGCTTTGTAAATCAGGGGCGGATCGCCATCCCAAATGTGAAGATCAGAACCGATAACCCACCGCGTATTGGGAACATCTTTCATAATAATGCGGGGATATGTCCAACGACCATTGATGTTTTGCTCAGGTGATCCACCGGGAAATTGTTCTTTTGCACGGTTTAATCTGTGTTCAAATGTTTGGCGTGGGATATTTAAAGAACGAGCAGCGGCGGATATATTATTGTTGTTGCTTTCAAAAACTCGCAGTGTTTCAAGCAGGAGTTCAAAGCTGATTGGAGGAGTAGGCATTATGTGTTCTCCGGTTTCATTCTTCGCAAACTACGTTTGCTATGTGTCGCTTTTATATCTTTCTGTGAATATAGTCCAATAGTGATAGCTAAAGTGGTTAATCTGTAGGGGGTTAAGTGATTCGCACTGGCAATTTCCGTTACGTTCCGTGGGAAAAGATCGACGAGTACCACCTTAAAGGTTGGATGATCGTGCAATGGTTAGGTGTTCATTCTGTCTTAATGTGGACATGCGACTGTCAGAATTGACACAAAACGTGAACAATGTATTATAAAAAAAGATGCCCCGGCGAGACTTGCTCAAACCGGGGCTATCTGAACCGAATGTTCTTGGCAGAGCGTGGTTCAGACATGAAATGTTATAACATTACATTTCTAGGCTGTCCATCTTCCGCAATATATTCCGATCCCGATGCTACCCAGCTTTGTGCTGATTGAGTAGGTGCGGTGGAGAGTGGTTCACAGTCTTTGGCCGTTCTTCTGGAATGAATGGTGGTTATTGGTCCGAAAAAACCAAATTGACGTCGCTGCTCCTTGCCCCACTCTTACGCGGTGGGATCGTTCCAGCGGCCCCGCATCCGTGCAGGAGAGGGGATAACTACACACTTAGGAACCCCACCGATAGCTGTAACCAGCTAGGGGGCGGTATTGGCCCACCGATTTAAATAGGGCATGTGTAGGTAAACGGCGTCTTGATAAGCACTCCTCCACGGGAGCCTCTTGCGGCCTATTAAGGCTAAGACTTATAAGGGGAAGGGGGATAGCGGAAGGGAAAGTGTATCTAAATTTTGGTTTAAATAGGTGATTGTTATGGATAATGTTGAAAAGTTTTATGTTTATGAACATTGGAGGCCAGATACAAATTGTTGTTTTTATGTAGGAAAAGGAAGGAAAATTAGAATTTATAATATGAGCAAAAGAAATGAGCATCATAAAGCAATTCAAGAAAAAATGAAAAAAATGGGATTATCCATCAAGATTGTAATTGTTCAGGAGTTCTTTTCTGAAAATGAAGCGTTAAACTTTGAAAAGGAAAGGATTTTGTTTTGGAGAAATCAAAATGTAAAATTAGTTAATCAAACTGATGGTGGGGACGGATTGTCGGGCTATAAGTTAACGCAAGAGCAAAAAGATCATAAATCAATAGTTTCCAAAAGACTGGGACTTAGACCGCCTGTTCTTTTTGGAAACAAAAATGGTTTTTATGGGAAGAAGCATACGTTAGAAAATCGGGAGAAAATGTCAATTGCAGCATTGAATAGAAAGGTTTCAGATGACACAAAAGAAAAATTGTCTAAATGGGCATTAGATAGTAATGTGAGGCCACCACGGTTTGTTGGCAAGGAGCATCCTAATTTTGGTCGTAAAATGCCTGAAGAGCAAAAACAGCGCATGTCTGCGACTAAAAAGGCCAATAATCTTAAAAAAAGGTTTGAACTATGTCACTTGTAAGCGGCCTATCACCTAACATTCGTCTTGGTGATCAAAACCCACAGCAGCCTGAGTTGCCTGAGGCTATGGATATTGTTGTCGAGATGGCCGGTGAAGATGGCTCCGACAAACCAGAACTGGATATGGATGGCAACATTCTCCGCATTGAGCACCCTGACGGCACGATCAGTGTTTCGTTGAACGGTGAGCCAATTGAGAAGGCCAACAAGAAGACGCAAGAGGGTTGGTTCGCCAATCTGGCCGACGACATTGAAGACCAAGAACTTAGCCGCATCGTTGACGACTTAACGCGGGGTATCGCGAATGATCTCACCAGCCGTGAAGAATGGATACAAGAACGGGCGCAGGGA